GATCCATCAACAGTTAATCCTCCTCCAGATGTGATTTGTACTGCACCTTTCGCTGACGAGGTGGCTACTGGGAGATCTCCAGCAACTAAAGCTGTAGCTGCTGTAATTTGCCCAGTATTATTAAACGTAATTCCAGAGACAGTTGCACCTGTAACACTCGTAGCAAGGGATAAAGCACCAGCACCACTAACACTTAGGCCAGCACCAACAGAAACACCACCAACAGCAGATGTAGTAGCAACAGGAAGATCACTAGCTGCTAAAGCTACTGTTCCTGTAATTAAACCTTGGGCGTTATAAGTAATACCTGATCTAGTCGCTGCTGAAACTGTGTTATTAATTCCAAGATTGCCACTAGCTACGTTTAAAGAACGATCAAGATTAGAAGTATTTAATTTTGCTGGTGTAATAGTTCCATCACTAATTTTTGTTCCAGAAATTCCACTAGCAACCTTATCATCTGTTACGGCTGAATTAGCTATGGCTCCAGTATCACAAGCGTTATCAGCGAGTTCAGTTGCCGTTACGGAATTTGCCCCAAGCTGAGTTGAAGTTATAGTTCCTGAAACTAATTTTGATCCTTGAATACTTCCCGCTAATTGGGCATTAGTAATCGTTCCAGTTAGTGATGCTGCTGGATAACTTGTTGCATCTGATAGATCAAGGGCTGGACTTGTATCGTTATCACCAAGATTGAAAGTAACTCCACCAATATTGATTGAAGAATTAACTAACTTGGCATTTGCTATCGAACCAGCTAACTGTGCATTGGTAATCGTTCCTGTTAAAGAAGATGTTGGGTAATTAGTTGCACTTGTAAGATTTAATGCTGGTGTAGCGTTTGTTCCTCCAAGAGATATTGATACTCCACCTAAAGATATTGATGAATTAGCTAATTTATTATTTGCTATTGACCCTGCTAATTGAGCATTGGTTATTGTTCCGCTTAAAGATGAAGTTGGATAATTTGTTGCGTCAGTCAGATCTAATGCTGGAGTTGGGTCTATACTTCCTAATGCAAGTGTTAATCCACCAAGACTGATACTTGAATTTTCGAGTTTTGCATTTGTTACGTTGGCATCAGTGATACTTGCCGTTACGACTGTGTTTGCTCCAAGGCTTGCAAGTGCTGTACCTGGAATACTGCCAGCATCTATTAAAGCAACACCTTTTTCTACCAGTGCTTTGGCAGTAACCTTTTTTGTTTCGCTCGCACTAACGTCTACTAAAGGTATTTCATCAGTAGCCGCTATGTTTGTTTCGGCTAACGATGGTAGTTGACTGATCTGTAGGTCTGCCATTTGTTATCTACACTTTCGTCTAGTTTAGGCCGCAATACCTACTAAGTTGCGTCATCTTCTAAGAAAAGTTTATTTCCATCTTCTTGAAGTAGATAATCAGTAGATTCTTGTAGTAAATATCCAGGTGTTGCACCAACTTTTAATTGGAAAGCTCCAGAAGTAACAAAGTCAATTCGTGTCTCAACTATCCCTACAGTTGGAATAGTTATTGCACAATTAGTTACTTGCCCTTCACATTCATACCAGCAATTATTGACTGACCCTGCTGATTCTCTAAACAAAAAGAATCGACCATTAAAATCTGCTCCTTGTTGTAAACGCAATACTAAACGAGCTAAATAAGAAGAAAATTCTTGATCTGTGCTGTAATCAGGATCACTAGAAACATATCTATATTCCCACTCACAAGTCATTGATCCTTGACCTGAAATTCTGCCAGCTTCATATTGCTGACGAAATTCTTCTCCTAATAAATCAACTTGAACTTGCTCTCTACTTGTTGTGAACTCATAATTTTTAACTCTAGCTAACGGCCTATATGAAGTATTTCTTGCTTTTAGTGAAATTTCCTTAGAACTTGATGGAGCTACCAATGTCACAGCATTACTACTTCCACCAAGAACAGAATGAGCAAAAGAATTATATAAACGCATACCTCCTACATCATCAACATGAACAAACCAACTACCGTCAGGTTGAGAATGACCTGATACGAGTTCTAATGTTGATCCATCTTTTGTTGATATTTCAAGTTTATCTCCAGTGATAATGCTGCCAGAAGCAAAATCTACTGAAAATCGTTTACGACTGGTATTGACATCACTGGTATCAAGGGTTGTTGTCAACGCATACTGCAAAGAGGTGCGTTGTAATTCAATAAACCCTTTTTGACCTAAAACAACAGGCATTAGATTGCTACACCTGTAGGTGCTCCATTTACTTCAAAACTAATATCTGCTTTTAATATTTCACCTTGCGAACTGCTAATAGCTGCACTTGTGATAACACCTTCAACGGTAATATGTTTGACGTTGTTTTGATAATCTTTAAAGCCAAGTTTAAAAGTAGCCGTAGCTGAATCAGCAGCAATACCAGCAACACTAGATGATGTTCGAGCTTTAATGATTTTGTTTAACAGTGTTGTTGCCTCATTAGATCCACTGGCATCACTGTAATAAGCAATAGAACAACTACCACTAGCACTTCTCATGCCAGCGATCAGAGTTCGATCTGTATCGCCTAAAGAGGTTGTATCAAGAGTTGCTTGAGTAGCACTCAAAGACCAGCTTTCAACTTTGGCAGCAGCAGTGCTACTACCATCTAAGTAAAGCTGTCCATCTTTACCTGAATAAAATCCCACTGAATGTCACCAATAAGTAGTTATATAAATTCTATTTTAGGGTGCATCGAGGCAAGCAACAAAGGAACAGGTGACATTACTAATACCTGGATAGACACTTGTAACTTTTGGAGGCTCAGAATATCTCCATTTTAAAGATGATCCTGACTCTTTTAAATAGCTTAATAAGCTTGAATCTGTTACTCCAGAAGTTGCATGGCCTCCATTGAAGGTCACATAATCCCAGTCACTATTTACGTTTTCATAATTAGCAAGAATCAAAGCAGCATCAGAATCTTCTATGTTTTTAAAGCCAAGAGTCAATGTCGCATTAAGCCTTTTATTTCCAAAGCGTAAATGAGTTTTAGTTCCATCTAATGACTCAAATGAACTACTTGGATAAGACCCTGGAGTATAACTCCTAGAAGTAGGCTTTATAGCAGGAAAGGCAACAGGACTAGCCATTTAACTCTCTACAGGTGCGAAACGTGAACCATCGTTCCATCCTTGCAATATAGCTAACTTACCGTCACTGGTTAGCTCTGAATATGATCCAGAAAGTTCAATTAAACCATCATCTCCGAAAGTAATACTTTCAACCTTGTAACACTGATCAGAAGCTTCAGATTCCTTAATCGTAAATAATGAGCCAGCATAGGCTTGCAAAGCAGATGGACTGGAGAAATTAGCGGTAGCTTCTTTTACTTCTTGCTCTGAAGGATTCCAATAATAAAATGTTTTGCTTCCACTTATTGTGTCTTTACTTACAACAGAACCATCATCAAGGATTGCTCCATTGTTAAATCTTTGAACATGTTGTGTTGTTGAAAAGACTCTTATGTAATCGCCTGGCTGAACACCGTTTATATAATGAGGAGCCGTTTTAAAGGTTACTGTGTGATCAACTTTTTCTCTATTACTTAAAACATATTTTCCAAAAGTCATTGCATGATCAGGGCTAGTACAAAAACCACTTAGATCGAATGTTTCTAATGGATCATCTTCATGGGCTGATCCAATTAAACGCACAACTAAAGATTTTTTCTCAGAGAAACCATTTAACTTTTCTTTTCGATAAATAATATTTGCTTGGAAAGTTTGTCTATCTTCTGGATCTAAAAATGCTACCTGTAAGTTATTAATATTACCGTCATTAAACATTGCTTTTATTGTTGGTTTTTTATCGTTATTCATAGAGTAATCACTATCAAATGGCACTGAAGGATATAAGCTAAACTGTCCTCCCACTATTGTGAAATCTAATAAACAATAAGTTGCTTGTTCAAAAATAAATTCTCTTAAATTAACTCTATCTGAAATCATTCCATCCCAAAATAAATTATTTTTCTTACAGAAATTTGCTGCAACAATCATATTTGCTTCATTGACTGAATCAACATTAATAACTTTTCCAGCACCTATTTTTGAGTTAGTTAACAAGGCATAAGCAATTTCTGGGAAAAGACTTGTTGATCTATCTGATCCACCTAAAAGGCTTTTTACTTTGATTCCTTTTTGGAAATAAGCTGATAGCTGACTAAAGTTTGTCCACTCTTTTGAGCTATTAATTCTTAACCCTGCATAAGCTAAATCTGAATAGGTTGCAGGGCTGCCAAGACTATTAATTCCTTCTGTTCTTACGATTTCATTACAGTAAACTATCTGATGTTCAGGGCCGTTTAAGTGACTAGATTGATCTCCTTCAAACTTCCAATAATCAGCAGCAGCATCAAATAAATTTAGACGTTGTTCAATATTCTTCTCAATTGTATTTTGTACTTGTAATTCGACAAACTGAGGAGGCATTAAAGTTATTTCATCATCATTTGGATCTTCTTTTGCTCTAATCATTACTTTGTCGCCTTCTCTATATCCAGAACCCCTATTTGCTCCATCTAAATACCACTCTGCATAGACCATACTTCTATCGGTGTTCGACCAAAGTTTAAATCTAAAACGAATATTGCTGCCATCTGCTATTTCATTGTCATGGTTATCTTCACTACTTGGTGAAATAAATTCATCAATTAATGGAGCTTCATTTTGCCATTCATCTTCTATTTTCCTTACATAGTAAAAATTAGTTATTCCACATGGATGTCCACCATTAGATGAGCCAGAGATACCGCTATCAACAATAGGAATAAATTTTCCTCCTCTTCCATCTTCTGTTGTGTAATGAAATTCAACTCCA